TGTTCCGAATGAGCAGTTTATGAATTCCCAGCGGGAATTGCCTGCGGCCCTTGAAGTCTGCCTCGACTTGGTCAAAGACTTACTCTCACCAGAAGTCTTTGGCCACGCAATGCCAGATGAAGTTAAAAGCCGCGCATTCGTGGTCAGGGCCATGCTGGAGCGCCTAAAAGCACGAATGGAGGCCAGTGATGCCTAGAGGCAATAAACCCCGTGTAAGCCCCGCTATTGAGGCGGCCTTGCAGAAAAAAGGCAATCTGTCTGACCTTGATCTGGCCAAGATGTGCTTTTGTGTGCGCAGAAGCGCAGCCAGAATCCTGTTTGACATGCACCGCCATGAGCTGGTCCACATCTCCGGCTACACCAGAGTGAGCGCCAATGGCCAGTGGCGGCCACTGTGGTCATGGGGTGAGGGTGAAGATGCAATTGCGCCTGGTCCAGTGCCAGGCATCGAGCGCATCAGAAAACACCGCGAGAAAATGAGCGCTGATGACAAAGACTTCAGCTTGGCCAGACGCCGCCAGAAAAGACGGGTCGTCAAACGCGACCCTCTGGTGGCTGCGTTTTTTGGGTCTTAGTTATGGCGCGACATAGTCGGGCAACATTCCCCCGATCTGGCCAGAGCTTCTGCCTGCAATACCAGCAGCTCTTGCGCGAGATTCGTTCATTCTCCTAACAATCTCAGCCAGTTGGGTCAATTGCTGTGGATCACGCGAGAGCAAGATGCGGCCAATCTCATTTCGCACCGCCTCTGGGGTTTGGGTCTGACGGGCCATATTGGTGGCAGCCGTGACAATAGCCATTGGGCTTCCAGAGGATACCGCGCCAGCTGTCTGAGCCAATGGTGCGACATCAAGATCAGCAGCCCCAGCCTGTCTTGCAAAAGTCGGTGATCCACGGCCAACTGATTCCAATTTCTTAAGTTGCTCTTCTTTCAGCACAGTTGCTGTGTATGCCTTGTAATCATTTCCAAATGCAGCCTTCAATCTATCTTGCGTTGCTGGCTCTTTGTAAAACTTGAGCAATGATGTTTGGCCAGCCTCTGTGCCGGTCTTTTCACGCAAACCTTGCAACACGCCAATTCTGAATGCGTCAATCTCTGATGGACTCATTCCCCTTGTGGCTTGCTGAATGTCCAGAATGTCGCCCTTCATCACACTCTTACCAATTTCAGCAGCATCTATCATTTGGGATGGTCCAGCCCATGTCTTCATGGCTAAGGTATATGCAGACTGGCCACCCACCTTGGGTGACTTGGACTCAAGCACCCCAACTAATTTCTCACGCACATCATCGTATGCATTGGCTTGTGAATTTTGTCCGGCTTTTCTTAATTCTTTTGATGCGTCATATAAAGATTGCTTCAATGTATCTAAGACATTCATTGGCACTTGCTCACCATACTTGAGCTTGGACAAATCAATTGTCTGACCAGTCTTGGTCTGAAATAACAATTCAGAAGCGCCTTGAACACCTTTAGATTTATTAAATACATCAGTTAAAGAATTGTCAACTTGCAAAACCGCTTTATCGATGGCTGCATAGTAGGGGCGTGATTCAGCAAACCTTTGAGCGCTGAAATTGTCCAAAGTCTGTAAAAACTGAGCGCCACCAGTTCCAAGTGTTTCGTCAGCGCCAGTCATCAACCGACCGGCACGGCCAACTTGGCGCTCACGAATGGCGCGCTCTGTAGCAGCTGCCGTTGTGCCAGGCAATGTGGCCTGCACATCAAGCAAGTTACGCATTGACTTGTCACCCACATCGGCAATGCGAGCCTCTGGGCCTAACTTTAAAAGTCTGGCCTGCGCTCTGGTCAATGCGTTTGCCCCTGTCAATGGCTCTGGCACATCACGAATCAAAGCCTCTGCCACCTTTTGCTGGGCGTATGTGCCAGCAGCTGTGGGAGACATGCGCGCCATGACCTGACGACCACCAGCGCCAACCATGCTCATTACCGGCTGAGTGGTAACACCAAGACTGCCGCCGACCAATGCGCTCTTGCCGGCCTCTTTCAGCACATCCAATGCGTCATCTTCGTATGAGCCACCAAGGCCGCTGACAAATCCATAGCCAGCACCAGAGCCACCAGCTTGGGCCATGCGCTGGCCTAAACCCATGACTTGACCAGCACCAGGCGCGGCAGTCATGTATCTGCCTGCTGCTTGAATTGATGGCGCAACACTTGGCGCCACCTTCCCAATTGCAGGCAGTGCAGCTCCACCAACATTTCTCGCGACAGTGCTTGGCAGGCCGCCAAGGACCATTGGCAAACTGGCCACCATCTGGCCACCAGCCGCCTTGAATGGCGCTTCTTGCTCATAGGACTCAGCAGCACCGCGCATGATGTCACGGCCTTGTGCGTAGGCTTCACTTAATGGAATGCCTTGCTCAATGGCTGCAAATGGAGCGCCGACCGCGCCCACAATTTTGGGGAATGCGTTGAATGTTGGGCCTTGCATGGCGCTGACAAAACCGCGAAATGCCGTTGGCAGTTCTGTGCCTTCTCGATAGGCCGGAGACTGGCCTAAGAATTTTAGGATTTCGCTTGGCTTGTACTGATTCTCAAGCGCTGCCGTGACCTGTGGTCCAACAGTTGGCATTTGGGCCAAGAATTGAATGATTTCGTCATCCTTGTAGCCAGCTTTTTGAGCTTCTTTGATTTTTTCTTTAATGCCATCCATGATCAGCCTCCTGGTATTCCAAAGATGTTACCAAGGGATGGTCTTGTTGTACCACCGCCGCCTATGGATGGCGCTGCACCGCCGCCTGCACCAGGTGCATTGCGCATCAATGATGGGATTTTTGCTGGAGCGCCAAGAGCTGTATTAAGGTTTTTAAAACCATAAGCCTGACCAAATCCCTCATATTCACCGCGCTTTTGGTTGTATGCCTGCCCAGCAGCTGCATACAGTTCGTTGGCCAAAGCCTTAAAGTCATCCCGCTGTGTAGGCGTGAGCTTTTGGCCAGACATCATGTTGCTGAAATAGTTCTGCAATCTGTCCATGCGGCCAGAGGCAGCCATGGCAATTGCCAATTCAGACTCGCGCACCACAGAGCCTGGGTCTAGCAATTTCATAATCTTGGTAGCACCAGCAACATCACCAATTGGTGTGCCTGCGCTCAATGATGAAACCACCTGACCAAATGCGGCCTGCATGTCGCTGAAGTCTTTATAAATTGGCTCGGATTTAAATGCCTTACCAAGACTCATTTCATTCTCAAAGCCCTTTTGTCCACTAGTCATGTCTACTGGTACTTTGACACTGAGATTGGTTGCACCAGACCTTCTGAGCTGCATGATGTTTTCAAGAGTCACAGGCACTCCGGCTTCTCTTAGCAATCTTGACTCAGCTGGTGATGGCTCTGGTTTGTCAAGTTGACGCAAGCCTTCTAAAGTCACTGGCAAACCCAATGCTCTCAATGTTTTAATGTTTTCTGGCGTTGCTTCTGGCTTCATAGCTTCAAGCAAATACTGAGTGCCTTTCTCGCGGCCAAGACCGCCAATCAAGGCGCGTTGCTGTGGACTCAAGTTGGCCAAAGCATTGGTCGTCATTGGTGCAGGCGCTGTTGGCGCTGCTGGCACTGTCTCCGACATAAATCTCTCAATTGGTGGCACTGCCTCGCCAGTCAATGGTTGCATTGGTGCAGGCGCAGCAGCCGCAGCTTCTGGTGGTTGCAACATTCTTAAGAAGTCAGCATCAGCCTTTGCTGCGCGTTGAGCCTCAGTCAATTTTTGACCCAAAAGCAAATCTTGCAGCGACCCAGCTCTTGCCTGCTGATAGCCCTGCTGGCCAGCCTGCAAAGCTGATCCAAGTGCTTGGCCCAAGTTGATTGGGGTTGTGCTTCGGCCACCAGCTTGGAGCAGTGCAGCAGCTGCTGACATCGCAGCATTTCGGCCAAGCAGTTTGCGCTGATCTTCTGACAGCAGCGCATCAAGACCCGATGGTGTGCCGCCCATACCGCCGCCAAATATGGCGCCTATGTTGCTGAAGTCAAATCCATTTGCCATATTTCCACCTTATTCCAATAAACCCTTGAGGCGGCTTTTAACCACATCGCCTCTGCTCATCATATTAGTTGATCCTGTGCTTGGCGCAAGCAAAGATGCAGCCATCATGGCGCGTCTTTCCTGACCAGGCTTGATGGCCAATTCTGCCACCGGTATCCCACTTCTATCCATGGCCACCGCCACATTGTCAAAGCCCTTGGCCTGATCGTGCGCATAGCCAAACAGAGCCATGCCCACATCACGCTCAGAGCCTTGGTCAATGATCTTGACCTTGGATGGGTCGCTGGTGATCACAATGCCCCTGCTGGTCCTTGCCACTGTCAGCCCATCAGGGATGCGAGAGGGCATAGGTGATCCAGGCGTGATCAGGATGGTGTCTCGCTTGCTTGATGGGTCAAGCAATGCCATCAGCTGCGCATCAGCGTAGCGTTGTGGCTCTGGCGTTGGTGTGTTTGGCATGTTAGATCAGGGCAAGCAATGCGCCAAGGCCAGCACCAGTGCCAGCGCTTAATGCGCCACCGGTCAGGCCAGCCAATTGAGAGCCAGCCAATGCACCGCCAAGCAGTCCAGCGCCAGTGTTTTGTGTGTACGGGGTCTGGGTGATCATGCCAAGATTGGCAGGGTTTGCGCCAAGACTTGACTGGACAATGCCAAGACGCTGCAAGCCAATGTTGCGGATGGCATCCATCCGCTGCTGGTCCTGTGCCTGGCGCGCACCACCAGCTCCCATGACCGCTTGAGCGCCAGCAAGACGCAAGTTCTGCTGCTGCGCTGCCAAGTTGCCAAGCTGATTTGCACCGCCAAGTCGCAATTGCGCACCCTGCAAGCCTGCTTGCTGGTTCGCTAGTGCTGCCTGCTGGCCAATGTTTGCGTTAAATTGTGCCGCCTGATTTCTGGCCGCAGCGTTTGCAAGCGCCGCTTGGTTTGCAGCGCCAGCACCAAACTGAGATGCAACATTCTGGGCCGCCACATTGCTCAAACCCGCCTGCTGTAAATTGCCGGCATTGAATTGTGCAAGCTGATTTCGGGCAGCGGCGTTTGCAAGTGCTGCCTGATTTGCCGCACCAGCTCCAAACTGTGAAGCCACATTTTGGGCAGCCACATTGCTCAAACCCGCCTGCTGTAAATTACCAGCGTTAAATTGCGCCATCTGATTTCGGGCAGCGGCGTTTGCAAGTGCAGCCTGATTCATCGCGCCAGCTCCAAACTGAGATGCAGCTGTACGCTGTGCAGCGTTTTGGATTGCGGCTTGCTGCTGCCGTGCAAGGTCTTGCTGCATCTGGTTAGCTGCAACATCAAAGCCTTGCGCTCTGAGCTGGGCAGCAGTCTTTGCGGCCTGCTCTGCAAACTGGCCACTCGATGCGCCTTGGGCCAAGGCTTGGCGTGATCCACCAAAAGCCTTGGCTGCTGCTGCCTGCTGGCCAATTCTGGAAGAGGCGGCAGCCCTTGCTTTTTCAATATCACCCAAAGATGCCTCAATCACCCCGCTGGTGTATGGGTTCATGTAGCGACTAATGTCACCCATATTGGCCTGCGCGGCATTGACATCGGTTGCGCCATAGCCCTGTGCGTTGGCAAGGGATGCTGGGCCAGCTTGTGCGCCAGCAAATTGGCTTGCGCCATATCCCTGCGAGCTGGCAAGGGAAGCTGGGCCTGCTTGCGCGCCGCCAAATTGGGCCGCGCCATAGCCTTGCGATCCAGCAAGAGAGGCTGGGCCAGCGTCAAAGCCGCCAACCATGCCAGGCTGATACTGCGCGCCTGCCGCAGTCATCTCAGCGGCTCGGTCAATGTTTGCAAGACCTGGTCCGGCCAAGCTCGTGTTGACTAGTTGGCGCTCGCCAGCCTGATACATCGGATTGAATCCAGCAAACTCTTGCACGGGCAATGCCCCTGCAACATTCTTGGCCTGCTCAAAGTTCGCAAGAAACGCTTTTTTAATATCTGGATCAATCGAAGTTGATGATGTTTGACTTCCACCTTTTGACATTTTGCGTTCCTTTAATCTAAGAGAGATTTAATTTTTTTGGCAGGCACTTTGCCTTCATTGATCATGTCCAAAAGTCCACGGCCATATTTATTGACAGCAGATTTTTTGATGACATATTCACCCCTTTGGACCATGGCAAAACCATCATCTGGGCCTTTGGGGTTTGGTCCAAGCAGGCCGCGAATCATGCCGCCCTTTGCATAGCCAGCCGTGTCAAAACTGTCCTCGCCCATGTCTTGGCCATCATCGCCACCAAGATCACCGCCCATCTCACCACGAAAATCACCGCCAGTAGCCTGCACATCTGTAGCTGGCGCATCGGAGACATAGTTATAGGATGGAGCCTGATATTGGACATCGTCATAGGATGCGGCATCAATATCAGAAGCACGGGCGCTTTCAGCCAAAGCCTCTTCGCGCACAGCATCCTCAACACGGGACACTGCATCTGCACCTTCTTGGTCATAGATTGCCTGCTCGTACCTATTGATAGCGTCTTGTCCATCTTGGTCGTATTGCTCGGCTGCTACTTCTTGCTCAATTTTATTGATGGCATCTTGACCCGCTTGGTCGTATGGGTCAACTTCTGTTACAGCGTTACCCACACCCACACCACCCATGATGGGACTAGCACCACCACCGCCACCACCGCCACCGGTGACAGCATCGCCTTGCATCCCCCTGGTATAAATACTAGGGTCAAAGCCGCCAAGCGCATTGCCCATAGAAGAGTTTGCGTATGGGTTTCTGAAAGCTGGCGTCATTGCCATGATTTGAGAATAAGGGTCATCGCCAGTGAATTGTGGCAATGGCTGCTCAATCAATGATGGCAAGTTGGCGCCACCTTTACCACCGCCACCACCTTGGGCTGGGTCAGCAAAATTTGTATATCCCGAAGCGCCACCTAAGCTCATATCAACTCCTTTGAAAGGATAAACCACTGAGGCTCATATCCCTCGTCTTTCAAAAATGTACGCTCCCAGCCCTTGCGGCCAGCCAGCGTTACCCTTGTACATCCGACAGACTTGCCCCAATTCTCAATATGAGGCCGCATCTTCTTCAATTCATCGAGATCACCACCAGCAAGAAAAAAGTGCAAATCCTTTAGCTGCGGATAAACAATCACCTCTGTCACCACTGCTGAAATCTGACCTGGCCACAATTGATACCGATTTGACAGAATCCCCGCAGCAATGTCGTCTAGTGTATGTGTCCCACCGCTGTATTCTAAAGCCGCCTCAATCCATTGGCGACACCGGTTGATCTCATAAATTCGGTCTGTCATCGTTTTCCAGAAGCCACAGCATCGAGCCTAATCACCCCAACACGCCAATCAGCCAAAACCGCGCCAGTCACCTTGATATTGACTTGGCGCCCAGAAAACCTGACAGAAGTTGGGTTTGCTGCCGTATATGGTCCAAATGTTGATTGAGCGCCAGTGGGGTAATTTCGGGTTTTGAATGACACCACCGCCTCACCCAAGGTCTGCTCATCTGGAATGATTTCACGCACAGACATCACACTGTCGCCATTGCCAATTTGCACTGGGCCAGACTCAGCGTAGATGCTGGCGCTGTCATAAGCAAAACCCACCTCATGGTCATAGAGATAGCCATCAGCCGAAACCATCAAGGGATTGGTAAACACGCCGGCATCAGTGCCAGCAGTTCTGCCTAATGTGCCGATGTTCCAATGGCCTTCTCTGTAGTTATAGGTGACATAGCTGTCATTCTCATTGCTTCCACTGCTTGGGTAATACCACCAAATCTCACCAAACTTACTGTTGTGGACAGCATAGATTTTTGATGATTGGTTGAAGTTCATGTTGCCAAAGACATAGTCCGACACATCACTTGGCAGTGGCTTGACATACCCGTCATAAATCCAGAAACCAGACTTGCTCATCCAAATGGCCGCAGTGTCAATGGCCGCCACAGATTGGGCAGATATCAGGCCGCAGCCACTTCCAGCCTTCTCAAAGCCATAGACGAATGGGGCGCCAATGTACTGGGCCGTGTGGACATCGACATCGGTAAACAGTAGATTTAAACCCTTGACCCTCTTGCCAGCGATCAATGTGCCAGGCGTGGCCAGCTCATAGTCGCCTGCCTGGTTGTCGTTTGTCGGGGTCCAGACAGTATTGTCTTCTTGGTCTGACCACTGCACTTTTCTTGGGTTGCCACCAGCGCCAAGGGCAAACATGATGCGCTCGGAAGTGACAAGCACCGCCTTGTTGCTCGTTGGCGCATTGGTGATTGCAGCTGCGAGGGTCGGTGTGGAAAAGCCGAGCTGCCACTCATAGAGCTTGCCATCAGCGTTGGAGCAGGCCACCAAATACTCACCCCATGTGTCCATGGACCATGTCGTGGCCGGTGTGATGCTGGAGCTGTCTGGCCGTGCCACGCCATAGGCAAAGCTGCCATAAGTCGAGTAACCATAGCCGGTCTTGACCACCGCATTGGCCTCACCCACAGTGAATCCTGTGGGGGTGATGTCTTTGAGTGTTCCGGCCTCATTGAGGGCATAGAGCTTTGAATGCGTACCAGCTGCGATCCACCGGTCAGCAGTGTTGTCGCGCCAAGTCAGCAGTCCACGGCATGATCCTGTCAGCTGGCTGGCAGACTTCTTTCGCCAGCCACCCATGGGCCGCAAAGTATTCTCAAACCAGCGCACAAGGTTTGCGTCAAACCATCTGCCTGCTGCCTGATATTCAGTGCCGTTTCTGTAAATGCCTGGGGGTAATTTGAGTGGTATGTACATGGCTATGTTGTTGGTAAGTTAGACACAAAACTCATTGTGACAATGGCTGATGGCACTGCTGGCCGTGTCGGGCTTGTGCTGGTGTCGAAATGCTCCAAACTTACAGCAGTGCTGGTGGGGCGCCACATAATTTCAACATAATCGTTGGCTGCCATGCTTACAAAAAAATTCATGGCTGCAATCAAATGGCTTGGGTCACCTGAAGATTTTCTTTGTGGTAAGTGAAATCTGCTATTTGAGTTGTCAATGTTTGTTCCATTCTTGCGAAACCAGATGTCAACATCCTGACCATCATTGCTGGTGTTCTTAAACTGAATGGAAAACTGCAAGTTCCAGATTCCGGCATCAAGCACAGTAATTCTGCTATTGCTGGCAATTGTCACACCATTGGAAAAATCTGTCGTGTTGAATGT